TCCCAAGATTGCATGGGATGGTCCCCATTCTGATAAAAATGACATCAAAAGACAAATCGACATTCTAATTAATTCAGGATATAGAGATAAAGAAATCTCTGTTTTCATGCTTTATAATCACGATATCAGTTTTGAGGAAATGGAGAGTAAAAGAATTGAATGTTGGAAATGGAATGTTCAAATAACTGATTGTAGATACAGGCCATTAGATAAAAATTATGATAATTACAATCCTTACACTAAAAAGTCTCAATCAAATGATGATTATTATATCCATCCGGGATGGACTGATAAGCTTATAAGAGTTTTTAGAAGCAATATAAGAAAACAAAATATTTGTGTTAGACATGGTGTTTATTATTATTCAGTAAATATAGAAAGAAAAAGGATTTCTAAAGAAGAAATAATCAGGTATAAAAATATGGAGTTTGAAGTTGCTAAAGAATTTGTGGAAGATGCATGGGATCCTTCAACGATTCACAGAAAGTGATGGTAGATGTGGATAAAAGAAGCATGTGTTAAAAGCAAGGGAGAAGTTGGGAAAAGAATGTGGGATGGATTTTGGGATTGTTCAGAAGAAAGTGTTGAACAGAGATTTTCAGATAATTTAGATGAGGTAATAAAAAATATTGGTAGTTCAAAAAGAATAAGGAGGATGGTTATAAATGTTTGATATTAATCAAGATATAAAAGAATATACTGATGTTGTTCTTAAACGGTTAAATATGAAAGGTGGAGAGAAAGAAATGGCACATCATTTGGTTCAGAAATTTAAATTCAGAGATTTATGTCGGATATGGTGTCTTATGGAACAAGTAATTACAATTATTTGTTTGTACGTTAAATTTCTTCATACACGAAAACGGCCAGTTACTGAACTTGGTATTTGTAATGAGAATGATGTGACAGAGTACATGTATGGTGAAGTTGTTACTAATTTGGCTGGTAAATTTATCTCTTTATCACAAGAAGAGAATCCTTTAACGGTAAAAGGGTTTAAATATGAATGGCCAGAAAATCAGAAGAGAAAATACAGTGATGTGATATTCTTTAATCTTTATATGAACAGTGAAGAGAAAAATCAGGCATATTATCTTGTCAATGAGCTTAATTTTGAAGATTTATGTAGTGAGTGCAGTATGGAGCAGGTAATTACTGTTATTGGTTTGTTTGTAACTTTTTTAAATGCTAAAATGGGAATGAATGAGTACTCTGTTTGTAAACATCCTATTTGTAATGAGAATAATGTAACCGAGTCTCTTTACAATGCAATTGTTACTAAAATAGCCTTACAATATCAAAAAAAAGTTTTATAATACTGGAACGAAGTATCACTATCTTTTAATACGAGATGAGATAAATGGAAGAAGAGACTATAATTGAAACATTTTTTGAGGATTACAAAAACATATTCTTCACATTAAAAGAAGAACTGAATAGTCAGGGGATATCTAAAAAAGAATCTCATGAGTTCATATTACAATTCCTGAATAAGATAATGTTTATTTATTTTATTCAGGAAAAAATAGGAGATGGTAAAAAATGGTTGAAGTAGTAGTACCGCTTGGATTGTACTTGAAATGTGTGATAGGGAAGTATGGTGGTAGATGTGGAGAAAAAAAACATATGTTAAAGGCGAAAAAGAAAATGAAAGATGAATATGGGGTGGGTTTTGAAATTGTCGAAGGTAAAGTCTTGAATTATGAATTTAATATACTATAAAAAAAATAGAAAAATAAACTAACAGAAAATAGTGAAAATACCCCACCACATATATATGAAACATGTGAAAAATGGTAAAAACTGTGGAGTGTATAGGAAATGAATAGATATGAAAAAATAGCAGAAGAGTACGGAGTAGAGTTAGCTCCGTTCACAACCAATTACCTACAACTCTATATCGGTAAGAATGGTGTTAAGTTGTTGAAAGATTTCATACGTAAAAATAAACATGTAAGGGTGATATCTACGGATGATTTGGAACGGTTCCGTAAAAGTGAAGGCGAACAGACCATACTAATATGAAAAAATTATAGAAAAGGAGGTTAGAAAGAAATGAAATTCGACAAAGCAGTCTTTAAAAAAGGTATGCAACAGACAATCCGTTTAGGAAAAAAAGAAACCCCAGACCATATATTTAGTATTGAAAATGTTAATGGTAAGAAAATTGGAGAAGGGATACTCTTTAAGAAAGAGTATTGGCTCTTCAAAGATTTACCGGACCGGATAATTAGAATGAGCCACGATCCAAACTGCAGGACCAGGGAAGGTTTGTACACCACGTTAAAACAATATTATCCTGGGTTTACTGTGGATAGTGTTGTGACGGTGGTGTGGTTTGAAGTTCATTGGGTTGATGTGTGAAAAAAATGGAAACATTTATATACTCTGCAGTCTAATATAATAATTGGTGGGAGAAAATCCCACTAGAAAATATGAGGTGAAGAAAAATGTATATGAACGAAGCGAGGGAAATTCTGGATAATTTCACATATGTAAATTGTGAAGGAATTAATTTTGGAGAAACAGAAGTTGTGGAAGTCGGCGCTATTTCTCTGTATGAAGAAGAATGGCGATGTATAAATCATAAAAAGAAAGAGATGTACGATTTATACGTCTCTTTCGCTTCAAGAACAATAGAGATGATGTAAATGAACATGAATGAAACGATAGATCAGATCTTCACAGCGAAAAAAGAAATTCGTGACAGATACGTTAAAATAGAATATTTAATGAACGAAATAGGGAAAATGAACGCAGATGTGTGATTCACTCACTAACATCTTATAACGAAGTTAGATATCGAAAATTTGATTATTTTGGATCTTTAATTATTTTTAAAATTTTTGAGGCGAGAAAGATGGAAAAGACTTATAGAAAAACTTGTGACGACTGCAGGAACTCTATATTGGAGGATGATCTTCAACTTGAAGGTTATCTTTCCTTCGAGTGTCTCGGGGACGATCTCCCCGAGGACATGGTAGAAGAGGCGTTCTGTAACGATGATGCCTCTGATTGCACAGGCTTTGACCCTATAATAATAAAGGTCTGTGCATGTTGTGGGAAAGAAATAAACAAACCCGCTTACACCCTTAGATACACTTTCAGAGATGTTGGTTTTTGTTCTGAGGAGTGTATGATAAAAGAGATTTTCTAATTTTTTTTATTCGTTAGAAAGAATAAATTCAAAGGTATTTGTTTGTTAGAAAGAATAAATAAATTTTTATTATTTTTTAAAAAATTGGAGGATTGATAAAAATGGTAGAATTTTTCATAGGGATCATGGTTGGGATAATCCTAATGATGATCTATGGCCTGTACCTGGCAGCTAAGATTGAAAACAAAAAATAGGAATATTGAATATTTGATTATCTTGGATTTTTAATTATTTTTTCATTATTTAATCATTTTTTCATTATTTTTTTTCACATATTTTTTCTACAGTAGAACAAAGTATATTTTAACATACACATCCACCATCCCGGGAGAGGGTTTATCCATTCTTATTTTCACATTCAAAACATTCTAGAGTTGGAAACGTTTAAATACAATTAACATTAATACTATTATTAAAAATAGGTGGTGATCTTAAAATGTTTCAAGAATATATTCCCAGGGACGAAAGGATGCATCCAATAACCAAAAAACTAGAAAAATATAAAACCAAGGTCGAAGGTGAACCGGTGAATCAGGAAAGAGCTATGAAGGAGTGGAGACAAAACCAGAAAAGAAGATATACAGACGTAGTTCTGTCCCGGTTAGATATGAAGGGAACACAGAAAGAAGAGGCCCATTATTTGGTGCAGAAATTTAATTTCCGGGATTTATGTAAACATTGTACAATGGAACAGGTAGTTACGATTATTTGTTTATATGTGAAATTTTCATATACAAAAAAACGACCACTCTGTTATTTTGGTATTTCTAATGAGAATAATATAACCGAATCTCTTTATGGTAGTGTTGTTACTAAACTGGCCACAGAGTTCCGGAAAGAAATATTATTACCATTTCACTAATTTTTTTACCAGACCAGAGGGTTATATAATATACTGAGGATAAATATTATTAATTCTGGTGAGTATGTGGTAACGGTTAATAATACTAAAAAATCATTTTTTAATCCTTCTCAACCTATTCCCACCCACCTCAAACAGCCCCCGCATAGATGCCCTGAATGTGGGGGTAAAAACTTATTCTATGAACGCAGAGAACGTGAACTTGTCTGCCAGGACTGTGGACTTGTTCTAATGGGCCAACACCCCTACGTAGCTGGTAGGGTGAAAATTAAATACCCTTTTGGTTTGGGATTTGAAGAAGAGAATTATTATTAACTTTTTTCGTAATATTAATCACTCAAGTATATGAGTAAGAAACCGTGTTAAAACAAGAATACAACCTAAGACGGAAACAGCAACTCGCTATCATACCCTTAGGCGATATACACTGGGGTAGCCCAGATACAAACTATGAATGGCTGGAATACTGGAAAAAAACCATCCAAAAAATCACCAGCAAAAAAAGAATATACCTAATGGGCGACCTCCTGGAATGCGGTACTAAAAAACTCGCTAACAGTGCATTTGAACAGGGAATAAGCTTAACCGACCAGATGCTGGATATAATCGACTTCCTAGAACCACTCAAAAAGGATATTGTCTTCGCCGCCAACGGTAACCACGAACTCCGCCTAATAAAAGATTTCGACCTGGACCTAACCAAGCTCATCTCACGACAGTTAAAATGTGAATGTGGGAATCAATACATCGACATGTTCAATATAAACGATAAACCAATCAGTATATATGTATCGCATGGTGCTGGGTCCAGCAAATACCATTACACCGCCGAGGCGAAGATGATACGCGACACCCAAACAATACAGGCAGATATACTCTTACAGGGACATAATCATCGCTGCCAATACTGGAGCACACCACTAAACACCCCAGAAGGTGTTAAACGCCGACACTACGCTTTCACGGGTAGTTTCCTGGGTTATGGTGGCTATGCCGACCAGAAACAATTACCACTATTGCCAGAATCATTTTTATACCTTGGAATCAATAAAGACCATCGTGTCTTTAGTAATATCTTTTATATCGATGAAATAGCACCAAAACTGATGAAAAAAACGTGGAGAATAGAATGACCTGTGTAGTTGGACTTATTAAGGATGGAATTGTTTATATAGCGGGTGATAGTGCTGGGAGCACAGAAAATGATATGGACATATACCAGACTGATAAAGTATTCACCAGACCACCCTTCATATTCGGAGGTGCCGGGTCTTATCGTGGTATACAATTATTAAAGTATGAATTGGAAATACCAGAGCTTATAGGCTACTATAACCAGGTGAAAGATGAAGATAATTATAACCCCGAAGCTTTCATGCACCTTGTCACAGAAGTTGTGAGAAAAACCTTCAAAGACAAAGGCCATACCATAATGGAAGCTAATAATGAATTACAATCAACACAAGCCCTGATTGGTTTTGATGGGCATTTATATCTCTTAGATGTTAATTTTGTCATACTTGAACCTAAAAAACCATTCACAGCCACTGGGAAGGGGCTTTCACCAGCCCTTGGAAGCTTATACAGTACAGAGGGGCTTATTAGTGATCCTGTTTTAAGATTGTTGAAGGCTCTTGAAAGTGCTGAGTATTATACACCTGGCGTTAAAAGGCCATTTCATGTAATGGCTATTAGGGATGGTAAAACTGTTTTGGATGAGAAATATGATTGAAATTAAACTTAGTCAAGAGATTGAGATTATTAATGAAGATATTCATTTATGGTTACCGGTGGAGTTTGCAAAGGAAGTAGCGAAAAGAGCTCTGGATGCTGGAATAAAAACTGTAGAATTTATTAACCTTGAAGATCCTGAAACTGGTGAAGTTGTGTTGCATGATTCTGAAATAGACCAACTACTAACCTGTTATGTGGAAATTAAAAAATAGTAAGATAATAATAATTTTCACTATAGTGACAATTTTCCAGATTATTATCAAATTCTTTCACCACAGTGACAAAAAATGGAAAATGGAGATGAAAAGAAATGGAAGTACAAGTAGCAGAACTGGCAATAATTATAATCGTAGGAGTGCTGAGTGCCTTCGCCCTTTACATGGGAAACACTGAAATGGCCAGTCTAGGAATGGGCGGACTGGTAGGATACCTCAGCCAAAACCTAATACCCAGAGAAGCCGGAATATAAAAATAGTAACAACAAGAATCATCGGATTAACAGGGTTGACATTAGATGGACCATGAATGCCAGAAAGAAGAGAAATTCCAAGAAATAGACAAAAATCTCACCAGGATAGAAAAGGAAATTAAATTAGAAGCTATGAAACATGAAGAGCTTCGTAAAACCATCAACAGTAAATTAGACAAAATAAGAGACCTTATCGAAACCGGAGACGATAGAAACACAAAGAATATGTTCTTAATCGTTGGAATGTTCGTAGGGGCGATAATGAGCATATTAGCCATTTTCATAGCACTAATAAAATGAAATAATAAAAAATAATCTACAGTAAAAAAATTACACACTCTCTAATAATAAAAGGCCATGACAAACAATAACGAAAAAAAACCATGGGACCGGCAAAAAAACGAACGAGGCTACACATACAGCCTATTCAACGAATACCTGAAATTAGGACCATTACGAACCATCACAAAACTCTGTACAAAACTCAACAATTCTCCACTATTCCCCCACCCCCCTAATAAACGGGCCCTTCAAAAACAAGCTGCAACATGGCGTTGGAGGGAGCGGGCTGAGGCTTATGATGAAAACAGGATAAACCAGGAGAGGCAGGAGTTAGAAGTACGTGCTCGTGACCGGCTGATTAAAAGATTAGAGCAGAATGAAAAAGAGGAGAATGCTCTTCATAATGCTATTATGGATGCTTTGGATAAGGATAAGATTATAGGTTATGGTAAAAAAGGCGAACCCATATATCCCACATTGGGGCAAAGGGCGTATGCGGTGGATTGTTTTAGTAAGGCTAAGAAGAATGCCAGTGATAGTCAACGGTTAGATTATGGCCAGCCGATCAGTATATCAAAGGATAGTCTGGATTTGAAGAAGAAGGATGATAGGGAAATTTCAGAATTAAAGGATTTATTTAAACTGGCAGAACAGGCTAACAAGGTGGAAGGAGAGGATTCTTAGTGGTGATGGTTAAATCCTTTCGACCGGGAACTGTACCATGAGAGTGTTCCGGAAATAATACGGAAAACCATTTACACGAATCCCTGGCTTCCTAAGAAGCCCTACCCCCGTCAGTTATGGCCCATATTTGAAGTCACATCACCAATGAAAGATAACGAACCACATAGTATTCTTGTTGGTGGTGGTGGTTATGGTGGTAAAACTTTCCTGGGCACGATGCTTGCAGGGCAGTACCTCCGGGTTCCAAGTTACAGTTGCCTGGTTACCCGGTTAAACTATAGTGAGCTCACAGGACAGGATAGTATCTGGGAAAATGCGTTGGACTGGTTCTGTGATGAAGACAGGCTTGGAAACCTGGCCTGCACAGCACATGAAGGAAAACTCCGTATCACTAGTCCTTATGGGGCTAAGATATGGTTTAAGGCTTTTGATAGAGAGGTGAAGAAGCAGAAAGTTAAATCGGAGGGTTATGATCGGATAATAAATGATGAAGCCAGTGAGTTGCATCCTAATGTTCTTAAGTTTCTTTACAGGTCATTGAGGAGTGATGTTGATTCGTTTATTCCTTTGGCGATGGTGAATTTCAGTAACCCTGGTGGTCCTGCTACTGATTATATAACTAAACGTTACGTGGATGGGCCTTACAGGTATTACTGGATGGACTGGAGACATAATCCTTTCATAGATCGGGAGGTTTATAATAAAACCTTGGATAACCTGTCCTATGCCGACCAACAATACCAGAAACATGGTAACTGGCATTACAGGTTAAAAGCGGGTGATATCTTCGATGCAGAGATGATAGACAAAGCCACAATCAACCCTGAAACCTATACAGATATCCAAGAAAAATACGAACTAAAAGAGATAATACGCTGCTGGGATATTGCCAGCACAGAGAAAAAAACCTCCGACTACACCGCCACCAGCTTATTTGAAATATACCAGGGGGATCTGAAAATAGTAACCCAACAAACCTCCACCAGGAAAAAACCCGGACCATTACAGAGATGGATGAAAACAATAATGGCACGTGACGGTGAAGAGGTAGAGCAGCGTATAGAACACCAACCAGCAGCGGCGGGTGACCATCTTGATTATTATTTCAAATCTGATTTCAAAGATTATAACTGCTCCTTCGTACCAGTCCATAAAAATAAAGTATTACGAGCTGGTAAACTGGTCCCAGAGATAAAGAACGGAGCTTATTACTGTGAACATCAAAGTTTACCAGATAATGAACACGGAACATTACTATTCAAAGAGGACGAACAAGAACCGTACTTATCCATATTCAAAGGCCAAAGTGTTAACTTTCCCAATTTCAACCGTTTAACAGATGAAGATGAAGAATCAGAGCATGATGACCGGGTGGATAGTGTGAGTCTAATATTACAGAAGCCTAAATCTTATTACGGTGCTATGGTTGTTAATATATGAAAAAAAGAAAAAGGTGTACCTAAACAATGTCACTACTGAGTAAAATTGGAACAAGAATAGAAAAAAGTTTACCATTCACCATAACCAGAAAACCACGGCCAAAAATCTGGGACGCCGGATACAAATGGCTATACCCCTACCTTGCACCGGTAATAGGAAGCACAGACCGACAAAAACAGGTACAAGTCACCTGGAACACTTACTACATGGCAATGGATAACGAGTGGATAAGTGCCTGTATAGACGCTTATATCATCGACACACTATCAGCGAATTTTGAAGTGTACGGTGATAACGAAGAGGACGATAACCAGAACGTAATTGACTATTTAACCGATTTTTACAACCGACCCGACGGACCAGATGGGAAGGACAGCTACACTAAATTTATGTGGCGGGGCCTTAGCAGTTACTTATCAGCGGGTGACTGGTTCGCAGAGGTAGTACTCGATGACACGATAAGAGGACTGCCTATCGGTATGTACTACATCCAACCCCACAGGATGGTCTATGACTTTGAAACTGACCAATGGGGCCTTGCCGGGACCGATATCAGATATGAGAACGATGAAATAATCCATGTCCACATACCAGACCCTGTGAACGAATTATACGGCAAATCACCCATTGATAAATGTGCCAGTTCGATTACTATGGATATAGTGGCTATGGGCTATAATCAAGAATATTTCAATTCGCCCATAGATCCGAAGGGAGTGATTAAATGGGACCCGGATATGAAAAGTGACGAAGTAGCCATCGCCATTAAAAGAATGCAAACCTCAATGAAAGAGAATCCACGTGGAACGTTACAATTACATGGTGGAGATTATATTACCAGTGTAACAAACCGGGACCTGGAATTCACGAGTCTAATGGAGATGATGCGGGATAGAATCATCAGCACATACGGGGTCCCACCACAAAACGTTGGAGTGTACACCCCAGGGGCCCTTGGAAACGAACGTGACAATACAGCGGATAAAAAGTTCAAAAAACGTTTACAAGGTAAAGTTTTCCGGATTGTAGAGGACGAATTCAACAATACAATTGGTAAATCCTTTAATATCTTCAGCTGGGAAGAGAAATTCCACTTCGGAGATATAGACCTTGAAAACAAACTAGAAAGAGCTCAAATCGAAGATATCCGGGTAAAAAACCAAACACTCACCATCAACGAAGTCCGGAATGGTTACGGCTTAGACCCATTAGAGTGGGGTGATCAGCCTTTCAATCCACAAATGGCAGCACCACCACCTTCACAAGAGGCAGAGGAAAACCAGGAAAAACTAGATGAAATACGCCGGCGACTACTCTTCACTGGTGAATTAGAAGAGATAGAAGACCTAATATGAAACCATACAAAATCACCCAAAAAGGGTTGCTTGATATATATGAACTGGGCCAAAAAGGGGCAATTCGGACTATTCTAAGTGGCGATGAATATGAAATGTACAAAGAAATAATGGAATCACAGCCATTAACACCAGAAGAACAGCACTATGAACAGATAATCCTTGATATTATCAACGCCCATATAAACATCACAACAATTACGATTTTAGAAAGCAACCCAGAAGCATTAACACAACCAAGTTGGACTGATACCTTAGGACCCCATTTCCAACAGATCATCTACGAAAACGAGGATAGAATACGGGAACACCTGGAAAACATTTATAATAATAGTAAAAAAACCACTCTAAAAGAAATCAAAAACTTAACATGTGAAACCAACCCCCAGAAGAGTATCCCAACGATTTTAAAAGCAATAAAACCCTCCTGGTACGAGGGACCCGCAGATTTCATGATGCGGAAAATAGTGGAAGATTACAGCATGTCACTGATAAAGAACATCAGTGATGATATGCGAACTGCTATAGGCCGGGAAATACGTGAAAGTTTACAGAACAACCGGACAGTACCAGAGATAGCGAAACGTGTAGAGGGCCTGGGAATCAGACCTATACGGGCTGGTGGCAGGATGCTCAGCCCAAAAGAAAGAGCCACCCTAATCGCCAGGACAGAGTGCAACCGGGTGAGCAACCAGGCAAGCCTGATATCTTACCAGCAATATGGTGTTAAAGAAGTTGACGTTATAACCGCGGGTGATAAGCATGTCTGCCCTTACTGTAAACGGATAGCCAGTAGGGGACCATATCCCATTGATAACCTCCCAGGGGAAGCTCTTCTACCCGTCCACCCAGCATGTGGCTGCACCTACGCAGCGGCTTTCCCACCAAAACAAACACCGACCGATCCATCCACTGTGATGGATTTAACAACCAAGAAGCCCCGGAAAGTTGGGGATGGCCAACCAGATATTACTACTGTGAATAGGCAGGTAGATGATATTGATACTGTACCTGTGACGTATACTCGTTACAGTTTTGTCGATGATGGTGTTGATATTTACACTCCTCCAAAAATGAACCCCAAGCGTCAGCTTTTAACTGTTGATGATGTAATGAATAAATATCGGGAGATGCCAGAGGTAATGCGGAAACAAGTTAAAAGCATTACACTCACTGATAAAGGGTCTTTACAAGAGATGGAATCTTTAATAGATGGTCATTATGTAGCTAGTTATATGAGAGAGACCCGGAATGTGAATATCTACCGTAATGGTTGGATGGGGAACCGGGCAAGTGCAAAACAAGATTTAACAGAGACTCTACATCATGAGCTTGCACATGGGGTTGACCACGATATTGGAGAAAAACTAAATCTTCAATACCCAGGGGAAGATATTATAAGGTATTCTGATTATAAAAGCTCTGATTTCTATAATAAAATTGATTTTGAAGGTAAGAAATTAACCCCCTGGAATCAAGCGGCGAGTATGGACGGTGGACCTTATGGTGGTTGTGTTACAAAATACGCAGGGAACCATCACCTGACTTACCGTACTTATACGGAAGATTTCGCTGAGAGTGTGAAGCTATACATGAGAAACCCTGTAGATTTCCGGAAGAGTTATCCTCGCCGGACAGAAGCGATAGAAATATTAATGGGAGTTGCAGTATGACGTTAGAACGGATTGAATTTGAAGATGGAACTGTTGAAGAGGTTGTTTATTTGGATAGTGAAGGTGAAGAGGTGGATAAGGCAAGGGCGACTCGGTGGATTGTGCATCGTTTTGATTCGCGTGGGAGGATTGTTGAAAGTTTCTATGGTGGGGTGAAGGAGTGATTAGATTATTATTATTATTATTATTATTTTTTTAAGTAGTGATAAAAAAAGATAAGATGTTTGTGGTCAATCAATAATATATATTTTTTTCCACAGAAAAAAACAAAAAGGAGGTGAATCTACAGTGGACTACAAAAACAAAAGATTCAAAGTGACAATGCCCATCACCAAAGCCGAAAAAAAAGATGACGGGTACTACTACATCGAATTCGGACTAACAACCAACACACCCGACTTAGAAAACGAACAAGTAACCGATAAATGCTTAGATGACATGATAAAACAAGCAAAAAACATCAACGGATTCGAGGGCCACAACTATGGCTTAGACAGTGTAATAGGTCCAGTTGTAGACGCCTGGAAAGAAAAAACCGGCAAATCACAGATGATGTATGTCAAAGTCCGTGTAAAACCCAGCATGGAAAAAACCATCAAAGAACTCGTCGAAACCGGCGTACGCCTAGGTGGAAGCATAGGCGGATTATACGTGAAAGATTACACAGAAAATGGCATACGGATGTTAGAGAAAGTCAGACTCTTAGACGCAACCCTTACACCCTTACCAGTTAATTTCGACACCCTAGGAACCGCTAGAGAAACAACGAAGAAATGTGAGAACAGTATCTGTCACCAGATAGTGAAGTCGATCCAGGACAGATATTTTGAAAAAGCCACTAATTACCAGGTGAACAGTAAAGCGGTTTCACACGCCACATCCCTAATTAACAGTGGTAAGATTAATGAAGGGTCTTGGTCCGCCCCCTCAGCTGGTGACTTCGACAGTGTCAGTGAATATGCGAAGTACTGCCTGGGGAAAAAAGAGGATGGGGACCCCGAAGCAGCTGGGACTTATGGTTTCCCAATCGGTAAAGGTGGGGAAATCTACCGTAAAGGTGTTATAGCTGCTAAGAGTGCAGCCGCTGGTGCAAGGTCCGGTACTAAGAATGAGGCTATTTATAACGCCGCTGATAAATTACTGAAATTAATTGAAAAGAAAAGAGAATCCGGTGATAACGGATCAGATGATAAATCTGGTAATAAATCAATGGAGGATGAAAATATGGATGATAAAATGGTAAAAGAGTTAATAGAAGGTGTTAAAGAGGCTAATCAGGAATTAGCAAAGGAAATAACTGCTAATTTAAAAGAGGCTCTTCAACCAGAACCAGATAGAGAAGACGGGGACCTGGAAGATAAAGAAGGACCCGTAAAAGAAATCGATAAAAACGAATTAGCCAAGGAAGTCCTGGAAATAATGGGAGTTGAAATACCAGAAGATGAGGACGATAAAAAAGAGACTAGTAAAGGTTATATAGTTTTATCAGAGGATGGGCTGAAATCCCTAGTCAAAGAGACTATCTTGGAATATACTAAAGAGAATAGGGACCCTGATAAACAGAGGAAATCTAAATCCCAAGGTGGTGGTAAGTTTGAGGACCTGGGGGATAAAATAGATAAATCCAATGAAACATCGGAACGGGATCCGATGAAGGTAAACGGACAGGTAGTTCCTAATCCGTTAAAAACCAAATCAATAAAAGACCTTGCAAAGGGAACAGCCCATAGAATAGGTTTAAAAACATGAATCAAAAAAATAAGAAGATAAAAATTAAAAAAAAAGATAGAAGGTGAAATATAATGACAAACAAAACATTAACAGATATACTAGGCGAAACATTCGCCACCAAAGGCGACCTAGAAGCCTTACAAGAGGCCATGGTCCAGAAAATATTAACAACCGCTGAAGGGTCCGGTGGTGACCTCGTACCAGAACTATTCGACCCAGATATCATATCCTACGTGGTCTTAGATAATCCCTGGTTACTCAGGATGAGAAGCCTGGGCCAAATCCAACCTCACAGGTCTAAACTTATAAGCACCCGTGTAAAAACAGAGGGAGTATCAACCACAGCCATAGGTGAAGTAGATAACGTCCCAGAGGGTACAGATTCAATCTATGATAAACTCACCGGTGCTATGACAACCTATGTAACCCCTGTTAAAATCAGCCTAATGGAGCAACTAGGGGCCCAGGATGTGACTAACGTACTCGCCGATGAAATCCGCGATGCAATATTAGACCATTACTACACCCTAGGACGGGATATGATTATCGGTGACGGCTTGAATAACAAATTAGCCGGGTTACAAAATCTTGTCACAACTAATACAAAAGATATGATGGGAGCAGAGTTTGAAAGCAAATTCCAACTCGACGACTTCGTAAGACAAGTGATGAAACAGGGCGGAAGACCCACAGCTATCCTAACAACCGCTAATGTCCAGTCACAACTTGAAGATTTACTCTACCCAACCATTCAGATGGTACCAACCGTTGATATGGCCTTCGGTTACCAGGTGACCAGTTACCTGGCACCTAACGGTATGAGAATACCTATCATCGTTGACCCATCCGTACCAGATGAAACTGACCAAGAAGAGCTCTACGTTCTTACTGAGCCACAACTCCGACTGAAACAGTTACTACCACCCACTCAGATGCCTGTACCCGCTAGTTTCCTTGGTTCTAGTGAAGTAATTGCTTCATTCGATTACTTCCAGGTCCGTGGCGAACGGTTTAACGGTAGAATGTATAATATAGGTTCAATATCCTAAAGAACCTTAAATTATATTTTTTAAAACAAAAAAAGAATGGAGAAGGTGAATTTTTATGAGTAAATTAAAACCATCACTAATTGACCGTCTTAACCGACTGAGCCGTGGCGGTAAACTAGGCGAACATTTAAACAATGCGTTATCCAAGACAGGTATGAAAGTAGAAGCGGTCACTGGGAAAGTGAACACTGGTTATGGATTAATAGATGATTGTGAAGCTGTGAATATGGATGTTGAATCAGCACCCACAATATTCCATGCTACACTGGTTAGTGATAAATTTTTCAAAGGGACCAAATCCGTCCAGCTCGAATCTTTAACCGCAACCGCCACACTGGGCCAGACAATACTAAATGAAATCAGCTCTGAAAATTGGAGTGCGAGTGATCGGATCGGTTTCTGGGTGTTCAGCAACATACCACTCGCCGCTGGAAATGTTCGGTTTGTAGTACATGATAATGTCGCTGGTGCACAGTATGTAAATCTCCCTGCGATTGAATCGGGTAAACCCATATGGATAGAACTCGATATAACCGCATTGACCCGTACTGCTGTTATTAAGTATGGGTTTGAGCGTAAAGTGGCTAAGTTGTTCAAATTAAAAGTAGACCATATAACACGCTTCGCCGATGATAAAACTGTGGTGTTATCGGAGGTTCCGGTGGAAAGGACCAGAAGTGATGAATATCCTTCCGTGTCAAGTGTAGATTTATCCGCTATTAAAACCGCTGAAACTGAACCGAATACTCCGTCTGTCCTCGTTGAAGGTACGGATTATCTTGTTGGTGCGGATGCTAAGCGGATAATTTTCTTGACGGACCAGTCTGCGAAGAGTTTACTGGCACACTACGCCTATTAAAAAATTAAATTTTATTTTATCTTATTCTATTTTTTGGAGGTGAACTAACACATGAAAGAAGTTCTTTTTAAAAATAAAGACGCTGCACACGTTATAGTCGTAAATGGTAAACAGATACGGTTCAAAAACGGTGTGGCACAAGTAACTGATAGTGAAGCGGAGTTTATCAAATCACGTGCCGATCCGGATTACAAGGTCATAGAACCCGAACCACAATCCGAACAACCAGAAAAGAAACCCCAAGAGAAAACCAAAGCCAAACCAAAACCTAAACGCTCCACCAGGAGAAAGAGACCGGCTAAGAAGTCTAAAGAATAAAAGAGTAGGAATCTTATAATGTTAGCCACAATAGACCAAATCCAGAGCCGAGCCGATAAACGTGGAATCTCAACCAGTGAATGGACCACTGAGGATATAATAGAACTGATAGAAGAGGCACAAAGTTATATTGAAGAGGAAACAGGCCAGATATTCGATAACCAAAACCTCTCAGTGAAATTCTTCAATTACAGCGGAAAAAACTTGAACCTCCCACAATACCCCGTTTTAGGGGTTAGTGAGGTAAAAGTTGATGATGCCATCCTCCCAGCAGATAGTTATGGAATTGATGAAATAGCTGGTATAATCCAATTTAAAAATGGGGTGAAAGATTCTGATATTGAAATACAGTATACTGGCTGTTATGAACCACCACACCCAGTTGCGAAGAGTGTTTGCGTTGATCTTGTTCTTGCTATGATAAAATACGACCTACAAGACCCTAACAGTTTAAAGAGTGTTAAAGAGGGTGATATCAGCGTAACATACAAAGATGAAGGTAATTGGCTTGATTTTAACACACGATTAAAGAGTTTGAAAAGAAAAGCTGATGCTGTGATGGTATAATCTTATGACATATTATGATGAACTAGCAAACGAAACACGGGAAATACTGGATTATATAAAACCACCTCCACCATCAAAAAATGTTTTCTTCAGAAACGCTGAAATACAAGTCTATGAAGAAAAAAAAGACCCATCATGCGGCTTAGACAATTATGGCAAACCATTAAAATGTAATGTGCCAGTTGGTACGGTTGATGGTGATTTTCAGCCTATGAGTGTCTCTGAACAGTTACACGAGTATGGTCGTATAGTCCAGGGACGGTATAAAGTTTACCTCCCACCAGACCTTAACATCCATGAACGGATGAAATTCGTTATAAACGGCCAAACTTACCAAGTAGAGGGTATACCAGAGAAAAGAACAACATTAACCCCTACCAGCCACCAGAAAGTTTATCTTCAACTTGAAGGGTGAAAAGAACATGTCCTGTACTGTTGATTTTAAAGTATCACCACGTTTAAACTCTATTCTCGGTTGTAACAGTGATAAGATTGTGGAGGGAATGGTGAATGAAGCGGCTTTAAAAACCGAACGCATCATAAAGATGCCAGGATATTGCCCAGTTGGAAGTAAACCAGGTGGATTGAAAGGGTTTGGACCATCACGGGGCCATTTACGTGACAGGCACCGTGTAACCGGCTCTGGTACGCATTGGCAAATAGTGAATGATGCAAGTTATGTGAAATATGTTATCAGTGGCCACCGAGTCCTCACAACACCCAGAAGCCGTAGATGGTGGTTCTGGTATCTTAAAAATGAATTAGGTGGAACGTACAGGCGTAAAACACCAGGTCCCAAGGGCTATGTGCGTCCTAATAATTATCCCCGCCGTGCAGTGACCACCCTTAAAAGTGGCGGGGAAATGAAGAACATAGAGGTTAAATACTTGAAACAATTCTTGAGAAGATAATATTATGGTTTATGAGAATGTGAATCCGGGAAAGAAGCTTATAGTGGAATTATCTAAACAAATAAGCTTGAATAATGAACCGTTGAATGTTCTTACCAGTTTTAGTCCGGAGAATGAAATACCCTGCCTGACACTGTCGGAGGAGAACAGCCAAGGCCTCGTAGAAACCTATACTTATTACCAGAAAAATAAGGATGAAGAAGATGTCTATTACAAAATAAGGGTTGATAAGTATGAGGAATCGGTAGGTACGCATAGTTGGAGTCAGAAATCAAGTGATGAAAGAGATTATATAATCTCAGAGCTGAAACGTGTTGTTAACGAGGCGAAACTGGGCTATTATAATTATTGTGTAAACTTAAATGAAAACAACATATGCAAGACCACCAATAATCTTTGCGACGCATTAAACCCGGAAATTCTGAATACACAGAGCTTAGAAAAGAGATGTCCATACAGTTATGTAACAGACCCCTCTGCACCGGAATATCGTAATCCACAGACCTGGTACCAGGTATTGGGGATTAGTATGGAAACATTCACGCCCCAAGGTGTAATCATCGCTGATGAATTGGATATAATCCCAGAGGTCTACCATGCATACGTTGTATGGGATTACACAGTATATAAGAGGACTATTCTTGAAACAGGTGGATTCACAGGCATATCAAGTACAGAAGATGAGATACTGATTTAAAATAACTAAAAACATAAGAAGGTGAAAATAAGATGACAATAACAATAAATGAAATAGTAGAACCACTATTTCCCAGCGGAACCGGAGCAGATCCAATATTTGTCGCTGGGGACTGTGGATATACAAAAGATACAGGTAAGGTTTTGTTTTTCAGCAACTACTACGATGCCAAGAAACCAGTAGCAGATGGTGGTATAGGCCCCGAACCAGAAGACTGGACCACAAATCCAGTTCTCGCATGTCTGCGTAATATTTTCAGTGAAGGAGCTGTTAGAAAAGCCGGAGAAAAAGGCGTGGACAAAGTATACGTTGTAAATATGGGTTCCGCCCCAACACAGGCTGATTGGCTGGCTGTTTTTGAAACAGCGGAACAGGTACAGACAAAAATCGAAGCCTACCCCGGAGTAAAGGGCTACACAATCCCAGGGGAACCACCAGTGGAAGTGCCTATTCCTGGTGTTTTTGACCAGATAGGCGACCATATGGACGCATTAGAAACTAAGATGAATTACAGGAACGCCTTCGCATCATTACCAGGTGAACTTTCAATAGCGGATATGCAGAAATACACCGATCCCACACAAACAAGTTTTGTCCGGAATAGCCGGGTGCATCTGGAAATAAATCCTGAAATGCTCGGTACTTACGTCGCTAAAGTAGCATACACCCCATACCACCAGGACCCAGCCCTTGGAACGTACAGGTCGAAAACAATAGACGATATCAAAATAGCACTGGGAGCAGGGGCAGAGCCACGGTTACTGAAAACAGAAGAGGTAGAAGCTCTGAAAGACAGTGGCTTAGTGGTTGATGTTCCAAGTTTTGTTGAACCTGGACTGGTAGAACCATACCGGGCGGTATCCACCGGTTACAGGCTAGCAACAGATAATACCCGACCCACCGATAGTAAATTGCATATCAGGAGGAATGTGGACCATCAGTGGGAAGAATTGGATATTATAACATATAAGATGTTTAAGATGAATAACACCGCCGTGGTACGGGGAATGATTGAAGGTATGGGTAATGCGTATCTTCAGGGTGAAGCTGATAAAGGCTATCTTATTCCCGACCCGGTCACGCCTACCGATCCTGGTTACCTGTTTGAAGTGGAGGTTGACCCGGATAATGCGTTCAAATTACATAGAAGACGGAAAGTAAGACCTGTTGGCAGTGTTGATATGATTGAAGACATAAGTGTCGTCCAAGTACCAATTGGGGGTGAATAAAGATGGTTAGATTCGAGCTTTTTGAGTTACACATTGAGAATATGGACCCTTTTATGGCCGGTGGAATCAGTATAGAGGATAAAGACGATGTTGAACGAATAACTTCTGGTCATACCCATGAAGCCATCGACTATATCTGGAAGGACCATGAAATAGATTTTACTATTGAAGACCCGAAAGATCATATGGTCCTCCATGAGGCCAGACGTATAAGCCGTGAAGAGCGTAGACTTTTCACTATTATCTGTTTTGGCCGGGATGAACGGAACGAACTGGTCCCAGTCCATCAATTAGATGGCTGTATCTTCACAGAGGGTAACCGTGAAATGATAGGTAAAGAAGAGATAAAACCAGAGTTCACTGGTTATGCTTTACGTAGCAGAGCCCTTGCAGCCCAGTTTGATTAAATTCTTTTTTAATATTTTTTTAAAAATATGGAGTAGATTAAATGGTGAAAGAGAAAAAGAAAAAAAATAAACAAACCAAATCAGCTAAGCCAGATGAACGTTTAGAAGTGGGCCAGTACACTGGTAGTGTACCGGATATAGATTTAGAAGCGGCGAAGGAACGTGCCAGGGAATATGATAAGAAAGTTTTACGACCAGAAAAAGAAAAAGAAATCAGAGATTCCCAAGAGAAATATAAAGAGCTTATAGATACCGAGAAAGACTTCCTTGACTTCTTTAACGAGGACAAATACAAATTCCAAGTCGAATACAAAGGTAAAGTTTTTGATATCGAAATAACCTATATCGACCCTGAAAAAAACGACTTATCTATCCTGGAAATGGATACTGGGGAAATATTCAGTGACCTTGACAGTGAAGAGCAAAAGATAATCATGAAAATGCAGGATAGGGAACCATTAACGCCTAGTGAACAGGAAAGAATAAATAATTTATCCACTAACCCAGAAACTGCGAAGGCTGTCTTTAAGAATATGAATAAAGTCCTTACACAACAAGTAATAAAACCCAATATTAGTGAAGACCAGTGGAACCGGGTAGATTTAGCCTTTAGACTGTTTGTGTACCAGGAAGTTATGGATCGGCTTGGATTATCGGCTAATACCCAGCCCCGTTTATTTCAAGCTCGCTGAGAGCTTAGAAATGGAAATAATATGGAGATTGATGGATAAAGTCCCTAATGAATTAAAGTTACCAAGCAAGCTCTTACGCCTCAAACACACACCAGATGGGATTCTATTATGGAGAAAGGCGTATTATAATATTAAACAAGAAATAGAAGAAGCAGAGAAGCTTAAAGAAGAAACCAAGCAAATAAGGAAATAGAAATAAATGCCAACTGTAGAGCAAGTTCTTGTAGAGTTCCGTGGAAGAAACAACGTCACACCCATCCAGAAACAGATTAGCAACGGATTCAACAATATAAACACCAATACCAAAGCCACACAAGGCCAGTTCAACCGACTAAGCGGTGTAGGACAGGCAACTTTCAATAGCCTTAAAAGTGGCGTTAGTTCGTTCATACAATCGATGGACGGTATCAATGGAGCCATAAGCAGTGTCATCGCCGGTTTTGGTGCGATGGAAATGGCTAGTATGATGACTAGTGGTGCTATGCAGGCTGAAATGAACCAAGCACTGCTATCAAGACGGTTCGGAGAACAAGCCGCTGGAATACAACGAAACATACAGGATATCGTTGCAATGGTCCCAGGTGACGATTCTTTCATGAATCAACTCATCAGCGGGGCGGCTTATCGAAGTGGTGTGGCAAATGTTGAAGTTCTTAAGCAATTAGGTAATGCTACAAGTGATTACCTTGCAGCGAGTAGTATGATGGGTCAAATGCCCGTTGAGGCCCAGCGTGAACTGAAAGAGTACATATTAACTGGTAACACGGGTTTAATGGAAAGGGACGGTATATTACGTAATCACACTGATAAACTAAAACAGGCGACAACATTAGAGGAAAGGATAGCCGCCCTTAACGAGGCTATGAATGCAGAGGGATATAAGGGCATTAGCCAAATGGTAACAGCACAAAACCTCTGGGAACAGGTGAAGGGTAAGATACAGGCCGCTGCAACCGCTATAGGCTTACAAATATTACCTTTTATAAAACAAGTATTAGATTTCTTCTTATGGCTTGATAACGCCACAGGTGGATGGAGTACAAAATTAATCTTCGTTGCCGGGTTGGTTATCAGTATTGCCGGTGCTTTCAGTCTTGTAGCTGGACCTGTTGGTGCAGCAACGAGTATGATAGGTAGTCTTGCCAGTATCATACTTTCACAGTTTATCCCTGGTATGACCGCCGCTACAGCGACAAATATGGGATTTCTAGGAACTTTAAATGTTGGATGGCAAAGTTTCGTATCCTGGATTACCGGGGCCAACGCCGCTACTATAGCGAATTGGGGTTTTCTTGGCAGTTTAAAAGCAGTTTTCATCGCCTTACTAACTAACCCTATTACGTGGGTTGTTATCGCTATAGTTGGTTTAGTGGTGGCAGTTTATGAAGTTGGGAAAGCTATGGGCTGGTGGAATGATATAATGGGCTTTGGACAGGCTATCTGGAATGGGCTTATAAGTGTATGGAATCAAGTAGTCGCTGTTTTCCAGCCTATAATCGGCTTGTTTCAAAGTGGTGGGAACAGTCTTTTAAGCTTTACAAGTATTGTTAATGGTCTTAAGTGGATTTGGGATGGTCTGGTTGGTAGTTTCTTCGATAGTGAGGGTAAATTCGTTGGTCTGATACAAGGTTTCCAGAATTTAGGCGGGGCGATATATAATGCTATTACATCTATTGACTGGGCTGGGGTCGGTAATGCGATAATAACTGGACTTATGAACCTCCCAACTCAGATAATGAGTTTTCTCGGCACTATTTTTGGTGGTCTTGGAACAGCTATAACAACATGGATAAATTCTATCGATTGGATGGGAGTTCTCACATCAATCATGACTGTAATTGCACAGTACAATCCAATTACTCTTCTTATTGGTCTTTTATTTGGTGAGAATGCAGCTACTGCCTTTAGCACTGCCCTCCTTAACTTATTCATGAGTGGGATAAATTTTATCATGATGTTTATTAATACAGTTAGAACTATTTTCATGCAGATTATCACGATCATAGTAACACCATTCCAGATTGCGTTTGGATTTGTATTAGGTGTTCTTAGTAGTCTCTGGGCCTTTGTATCTGGTGTTTTCTGGGGTATTGTTAATACGATTAGCAGTGCAATGGGCAGTGCTGTGAAATGGGTGGTGGATACTTGGAATAGTATAACCAGTGCGTTTTGGGGTGCTGTTGACGCTGTTAAGAATGCGATGCAGAGTATCTACGATGCTATAGTGGGTAGTTTCAAAAAAGCAGTTGATGTACTTAAATCGTTCATCTGTCCAATAATTGGATGTAGCCCTGGCATTATACCCGCTTTTCATGATATGGGCCGTGTAGTTCCTAAGGAAATTAATAGGATTATGCCCTACCTTTCTAAACTTGAAAAAAAGAATATAACACCTCCAGTTGGTTTTGGAACTGGAATGGCCGGGTGGAATGAAACAATACGTACAGGTAGTTTTAATCCTGTGATAAACATTCCAAAAACACCACCTCCACCTAAAACTGGGAATACAATTATCCATTACCACCAGGAAACAATAGATGCACGTAACTGGACAAAAGATGAACTTATGGCAATGCTTTACACCATCTATAAGTAGTGAGGTTAATATATGGGATTATTCGATGTTAAACCAGACCATACAGTTATAATTGATAACAAATATGGTTTCTATGCAAGTGAACCCAACCCCGACCAGGCATATCGGAAATGGAATTGGGAAACAGTAGAAATCGACAAGGGACCTCCTAAGAGTTTTGAAACCAACGAAACACTCCGGAAATTCACCTTCAAAGCAACCGTTATCGAGGATATAACTCGTGTTAGACAGGAACTACAACCGATTGCGAATGGTCTTCATGATTTTACCAGCATTTACATTGGAGCTTTTAAAGCCCGTATAGATGTTAAAATTTCCTATGAAGAGAGTACACCCGGTGTTACTTTTGTAGAGTTTGAAATAAACGAGGTAATATAGAGAAAATGATAGATATACCAGCTTCTGGTCAGAAATACCATACCACTTTTAAGGTAACCTTACGGGATAAAACTGTTTATGAATTACCAGTTGTTGATTTAAACTATAGTAAAGATATAACTGGACCAACAGGGGATGGATCAGTAACAATACCTAATTTGTACGATTTATATAAGAAACTCTACTATAATCAAGAGTTTCTAGTACGTGGAGCCTGGCTAGAAAGCAATGAAACCCCAAATAACGATAAACTCCTTGAACTCTTCAAGGGAACAGTGGAAAGTGTGAAAAGAAGCGGGTTAAACATTGAAATCGAATTTAAAGATAAAGGAAAACTATTAGAAAAACAAGACAGCGTCAGTTTCACCCAGAAAAAGAGGAGTGAAATTATACGGGAAATAATTAAAAAAGCCGGGTTAAAACCTAATATTGATTTTGGCAGTCAACCCGATGATATTATCGATTACACCTCCGCCTCCAATACAGGAAGTGGAAGTGGATGTATATCTGGCCAGTCCTACCCTACCAGTGGATGTGAAGCGGCTAGTTGGAGTTTGCACTCGTTTTCTTGGAAAAATTACTGCCCAGCCTGTAAAAAAGAGGGTACACTCCGGAAAGCAGGGTATGGGGACCTTGCCTATAAAGGACCACCAATTGGTGACAGTGATTGCAGTGGAATAAATTGCAGTGAATGTGATAGTGATTATTGCCCTGTTACTGGCTGGGAAACAAGTGGAAAATGTCTATATAAACTGGAAAAATGTGACAGTGCATCAAGTGGTGCTAGTATGCCTGCGGATATTAGTGGTATGCCAAGTGGTGTTGCGGGTGATACAAGCACAACTATGACCGAGACAACACAGAGCAGTAGTAAAACTTATTGGGATATGATTATAGAACTCTGTGACCCTATGAAACTGGATTTACAAGTTTTTGTCTGGATAGACACGTGTTATGTGATGGAAGTACCAGGTGAAGATACCGCTGTTCTAGTTGCGGATGACCGTGAAAACGTTCATAAAGACAGTGTAACAATCAACAGCACCAAACCAGTCGAGGAAACCGGTACTGGTGGTATGAGTAGTGGCACAAGTGGAAATGAACTAACCACAAGTACTAGTAATGGGAATGAGACCAGTACAGCCGGTATGGTTCCAAACGTTGTTATCGTGAACTATGGGAATAAGACTTATCCACAGAAGGTTGAAGCCAGATTTGAAGATAGCATACAAATGTTAGGGGAAATTAAACAATATTATGACCGTTATGACCTTGATGCAGAATCAGCGACCAGTTTCGCGAATAAGATGCTGAATAAACTTAACCGTGAAAACCCTTTCAGCATAGACCTCACGGTAATCGGGCATCCGGAGTTTTTCGTTGGTCGGTGGGTTAATACAATCCTCACACGTTACAATTATAACGATAGACTGTATGCAAAGGTTTGTAAATTAAATCTAAGTGCTACTAACGTGGTTAAGAATGATCTGAACCTTGTAAGCTGGTATCCACTTATAAACGTCCAGAAAGCCGGTGGAGCTGATTTATCAACCTTAGATGCGATTGGAAGGGAAGAAGCCAAATTTGGCTCAGCACAAAATGTTTGTTCAAATGCAAGGTGCTTTGAACAGTTAGGAACAGGAGACTGTTGGGCTGACAGTGAATGGCTTTATAACAAATTAAACGAGGCAGGTATCCCCGCTAGGATTATGGGAAATCGTGACGGGACCTGGCCGAAACATACGTGGGTGGAAATCAACACTGGCAATGGATGGGAGACCTATCCGTATAGTAAGTATGGTAGTAAGCATGTTGGGATTCCAAGCGGCGTAGGACAGGTTTTTGTCTTAATACCTGAAGGTCATCCGCCTGCTAATATCCTCGCCACAGGATATTAAGAAATTGTTATGGAGTGTTATTTTTATGGTTCGATTACCAGTTGTAAGTAAAGATATGCTTATAAAAGCACAACGGAATAGTTTAAGCCCGGCTTTCAATCCAAGCATTGGTAATCCGGTTCCATTCGATAAACAATCCCCTCAGCTCCGTTTAGTCCGGGTTGATCGTTGGATTCCAGCTAAGCTGATGGTACGTTTCACCTTCCGTGATAGCCTCGTTGATGGTGTTGGTATTAGTGATGTTGCCAGCATCCTTTTTAATCGGCCGGTGGGGAATGTGATGCAGATTATACCCCCTGATGTGGAGGTTAGGAAGGAGAAGGACCCGGAGACTGGTTTGGATAGTTATGTTCCAGTGGATAAGGATGTTATTGGGGCTGTTCTGGCTATTAATGCGGTTCCGAGTAATAAGTATGTTTTTCTGGGTTATTTGATGATGATGGGTGAAACCTTCGATGGGGAAGAGGATGTTTATCCTAAGATTAATATTTTGGATGTTGATGAAGAGATAGAGACCAAGGTACCGCCGATAGTGGATAGTAGGAGTGAGGAGAAGATTAATGATCTGGTTCCAGATATGATATCAACTGTTTTAATTAATTATTATACAAAAATAGATGTAGATGATCTTATATCTGGATTTTTAGACCAAGATGAAGTAGATGGTCGAATAAATTCCCTCGTACCGGGTATGATTGATAATAAAGTAAATAATACCATTTTGGAATTGGCAAGTGCGGGTAACTGGTTGAGCCGGTACCCTAACATCGCCACCGGCAGTGACTACCTCCAAACCACAACAGGAGTAGCAGGTGAGGGTGCTACGGTGACCAGTTCTACTGACTGGGCGTTTAGTGGTAACAGGTCTTTTAAAGTAGTGACTGATGGAGTTAGTAATAGTGAAAGACTTAGAGCCCCAAATTCACCAACGGATGGTATGCCCACAAGTCCGGGTGAAAGTCGGACTGTATCGGCCTGGGTTAAAGGTACCGGAACAGTACAGATTCAATTAATCTTTAGAAACACTAGTGGGGGAATAGTACAGGTTAATACTGGCTCTGTGGTTACCTTATCAGATACACCCCAGAAATTATCCCTTACACAAACCACCCCTGCTAACACAGCCCTGACAACGATGAAAGTTGTAACGGTGGGAGCGGAACCACAGGCGGTTACTTTTTACGTGGATAAAATCTTCATAGGCGAAGAATAAAAAAAAAGAAAAAAGAGAGAAACTGAAAAAATAGAGGAGGAAGTGTTATTATGGGTTTTTGTGATAATTACGCACCAGGAACAGCGGAAAAAGAATTATGTCTAATATTACAGAATTTAGTAGATGATGAAGGCTATAATCTTATAAGAAATGCGAATATGAAACTATCAACAGTTATCACCGGCACAGAGAATAGTGATAGTATAGTGGTAGATGGTCGGGCGTTGCTCGTGGAAAACGAAGGAAACGAAGATATAACAGTAACCGTGAATGGAATTGATTTTAAAGTCCGATGCGGAAGCATAACACCCGGTATAATCTTTATCGGTGATTTCACTGGTTTAAGTGTTTCAGGAATCACCAGCACCGGTGATTATCAGATATTTGTATACAGATAAAATAGTGGTGATATTTATGGTGACAGTAACGAGTGTAGCGAGTGGTAACTGGGAAACAACCACTACATGGGATACCGGTACAGTCCCAGGGAATGGTGATACGGTAGTTATCAGTGCCGAACATACGGTTATATTTGATGCGGACCAATCCACCTTCGCCAATGGATTGGCCGGTTTAACAGTTAACGGAACCCTGAAGTTCATCACAGATGGGACCGTAACCTATTTGAAAATGGCGGGTAATATAAGTGGAACTGGTGATTTCTACTGCGGAACAGAAGACACCCCCATACCAGCACCAACCACCAGTGAACCGGTTGTGGCCACTATCTGCTTCAATGGTAATTACAGATTCACCCTTACGGGTGATCTGGTGTTTTATGGTGAAATGAGAGAAGGATACACCACCACAGCCACCGAAGCGGGAAGTACAGATACCACGATAACCCTTACGGATGATTTAAACCTCCGAGCGGGTGATGTTGTATACATATCACACCCCACCACCGGAGTAAACGCCACAAAACACACAATACAGGATTATGATAGTAATACGAAAGTGGTGACTTTCACCAGCCAACTAGGAAGGGTTGTATCTAGTGGTGCGGGTGTGACTCTTGATTCAAGAAACATACAATGCATGAACCTCAACAAAACAGTAGGCAGTATGTTAGTGAATGGTAAGAATAATGGGCTTGCTGTGGGTGTAAGATTCTATAACTTTGCAATTGGACCCATCTATCAGTGTAATAACTGGTTAATCAAACACTGCACAGGAAACAACAACGTAAGTGGTGGGATAACCTATCAGGGTTATGGTCATATTTTCACCGATTGTATAGGGAATAATAACACACTTGGTGGAATAAGTCATTATGGTAGTGGTCATATTTTCACAAACTGTATTGGAAACAATAATTTAAATGGTGGGATAAGCCATTATGGTAGTGGTCATATTTTCACAAACTGTATTGGAAACAATAATTCAAATGGTGGGATAAGCCATTA